CCATACTGTTTTACTGCCAACAATGCAATGTCTTCTGGAATCTCAACTGGTTTCATATTAACCAACAATAAATGCTATAGGGCGCATGTGTTGTGTCATCAAATTATCTTTCAATTTATCGATTTCTATCTGAGCTTCAGATTTCAATGCAGCACCATTCAATTGCGGGCCATTTGGACCTGCTAATTGAGCATATTTTTCTCTTGTTTCCCCTAATATTAATTTGCTGCGTGCAAGAACATATTGCCGAATCCAGATTGTAGACAATAACTGATTTTCATCAATATATTGTCTGACTTCCAATCCAATCTTTTCTGTTACACGAGGAGGTGGAGTAAATTCAATCTGTAAAATTCCAGTGACATCTCTCCATGTAGAAAAAGCCCGTATTGTTTCAAACATTCTCTGTACATCACTTAAATATTCCGTTCCAATTTCAACGAGTGAATATCCCTCATTTGCAGGACCAAAAATATTTAAATATGGATCAATAATATTAGTTGTCAATGCGCGGGAAAATGAAACTGTAGCGGCTTTCGTAACTTCTTGAATATTAGAAGGTAGAGCATACTGAGATGTATTTTTTACCCCATCAAAAACATAAATTCCAAAATGCGTACCATCACCCGACCATTCCTGGTATAATATCATAGCATCATCAATGGCATCATTGATTTGAGAATCATCTAACTCAACCTTCAGGGTAGGTTCGCCAAGATTTCGGCGAACATACCCAATTAGGTTAGTTCTTGTTGTTGATGCTGGAAAAGCCATTTAATTATGAACTTTTCTTTGGACGTCCAGGTCCTTTGTGTACAACAACGGGTTCGACAACTTTTGCAGGTGTTAAATCCTTAACATATCCAACTTTAACATATCCACTAAGATCGGTATTTGTTTCAAATTCAACACCTGGAATTAATGTCACTCCACCGACTGGTAACAATGTGACTTTCTTTACTAATGCTTTGTATTTATATTTCATAACAACTCCTGTTATTTTTGAATTGTCCCTTTCTTATGAAAGAGCAGACAATCTTATTGATTGCCTTCTATTGTATTTATATAAAATAATTCTTGACTTTTTATTTCAATTCATTATACTTTTAGCCAATAAAGGAGAGAAAAATGAATTATAAAATTGCTCGAAGGATATTTGTATTTTATTTAATTGTTGCTGTCATTTCTATTCCCGGATGGATTATGAATATTTTAGATATTATTCATGTAGGCTTTGACCCATTAACAGGATTGATGGCAATGCGTGTTGTGGGAGTATTTGTATTTCCTATTGGTGCTATATTGGGATTGTTTTGGTGAAAAATTTCCTAAGTCAAATTGTAAATTTCGCGTATAAAAGAAAAGGCCGCTATTTCTAGCGGCCTTTTCAGATTTGTATGGTAACGTAATGTTACCAGAAGTACATTTAGATGTCAAGTTGCCCAGTTGTAGAAGCTGCAGTATTGACAAAGGTCAATTCCCGATAATAACTACCACCAGATAAAATCTGACTTGGCTTAACAACGCCATATCGAGTCATAACGCCAACACGCGGTGTCATATCAGTTGGGTTAAGAATGGTTTCACTGATTGACAGAGGAACGTAAGGAGCATATACTTGTCCAGCATCCAATACGCTTGCGCCCTTGAAACCAAGCAGAATGTTGTCATTAACAGCCATTGGGTTCTGATAAACCTTCAAACGACCATCCAATGTACCAACAAATGTTACACCACCATCTGCGAACTGATTCAAATTGCCAGACACCTGGTTGAAGCTGAAATTGCTAATAGAAGCCAAAGCAGCTACAGTGCGAGGAGAAGTAACCATCCAGTTAGCAGCACCACGACGAGTATTCTGAGCAATCTGCTGTGAAGCGAATACGATCTGTTGATAAATGGCACGATATTTTTCAGCCTGCCATGTGTTGTTGTTGGCAATACCACCACCAGCACCATCATCAAGTTCTACGACAACAGCCGCAGCCGCAGCACGAGAGTTATTGATCAATTCAATATCAATTTCACGTTTGATTTCTGTAGCTAGAGCAGATACTAATTCTTCCTGTAAATCAATACCATGAAGATTGTTAGCATCTTGTGCAGCTTCAAAAGTCCAACGAGCGCGTAACTTACGAGTCTGTGCAGTTACTGTAGCAGTTCCGATCTTAGCTTCGATTTCTGAAACAGCTCCGCCATCTGAATAGAACTTCTCTTGTTCAAATGCTGCTGTTACTGCAACACCGGCTTCTTGAAGCAAATTCAAGTAACCAATTTCTGTTCCGGCTGGTAGCTGCAAATAATGGTCTCCAGCTAAAGAACCCGCTGTAAAGGTACCCAGATTACCGAAGTTATCAATATCTGTACCGGCACCTGCAACGAATGTACCAGATGTTCCTGTTACGGCAGTTAATGATCCTGTGATTCCGGCGTTAGCAGAAAGAGCAGCCTTCGAATCGAAATCAGCCTTAGCAGTTACAACTGCAGCCTGTGAACCCATATCAACAGCAACTGCATTTGACATTGCCATCTGTAGGCTGAACACCTGAGTTGTTGGACCCAACATTGGCTGAACACCAAATAGATCAGTAGCGATCAGATTTGGAATTACACGCCGTGCAATTGGAATCAACAGTTTATTGTATGTGGAAACAGCAGCAGTAGTTGTATTTTCGTTCAAACGATTTACTTCCTTCTGCTGATTTTCCAGTAGAGTAGCAGTCATAACCTGCTTACGAGCGTCAACGCCCTCTAGCAGACCAGCTTCACCCCACTTTTCAGTGATCTGCTGCATATGCTTAGCATGATCCTGATATTTTGTTAATGCATCCATCTTATTTTCTCCTTGTTTTTATTTTTAGTGTACTTAATACACTTTATGTTGATTTACACCTGATAATTGTCGAATTCGAATTGTTTCCGCATCTGCATCAACTTCTTCCGTGTGGGATTCTACGATCACCTCATTTGATGTACCGTGTCTCACGTTATCGCCATCATCACTTTCCGTAATGAGTTCAGGTGTAATATCCTTGACTCGTTTGTCGAAGTCCTCAAGTGCAACACCTTCTACAAGTTTGCGACCGATTGATTTTTTATCCTGTGGTAACATGCGGACAAAATCTTCGATCTTAGACTCAAGCTGTGTTGACTCTTCCTTCCTGTTTGATTCAACCAGTCGTGCAAACAACTGCTTGACTCGTGCTTCTTTCTTTTGCAGCGATTCTTGCAAACCCTTGATGACATTTTCTGCCTCTGAAGGCACATCCTGTTCACCCAGCATTAAACTTTTGACTGATTCATAAAATGCTAATTCAGCAGCATGGTCATGATCAATCTTAGATTCATTTAACTTATCAAATTCCAATTCAAGAAAAATTGAAATATTCTCAATCAAATTGGTACGTTCCTTGAGGAACTTTTCCTTGTATTCATTTCGAATTGATTCTGATAAAGCTCCTTCCATTTCCTTATCCAGGAAAGTGTCAATTGCCTCAACGAGCTTTTCGCGCTCGGACTCAAAATTTTCCTTGAAAGACTCTTCTAATTCAGCCTTCTTAACGGAGACAATATTTTCAACCTTCTCATTAACCTGAGTTTCAATTGCCTCGTTTAATTTTTCTGTTACTTCGTTACGAGTATCTTCAGTTAAAACTTCAGATTCTACGAGTTTAGCTAAGATTTCCTTCATTTTTTATCTCCTGTTACTTGTATTTATATAGAACTAAAATTTATTTCTTTTTATTAATATTCTGCATCTATTTCATATGAGAATTGCGGACCTACCATCACGTTAATAAATCCTTGTTTTTCAAAAGCAGGGATTATATATTTTTTATGAGCTGCGAACACTTTTGATTTGATCTCAGCGTTTTCTTTTGCCCGCATTTCATCCTGTAATTTCTTTCCTCCACGAATGATTGATTTCTTCAATCGATTACCTGATTTATTAGACGTTCGTTTATCTCGATTTCCAGCAGAAAGAGACTTCTCCATCTCCTCAACCATCTGCATTTCTTCTAATAATTTCATTTAAAAATTCCTGTGATTCCTTTGATAATCATCTCACGCAGCATTGCTTGATTTTCTTTTGTATGAATAGATTGAATAAATGATTCATGTGCATCCTCAACAGATTCTGTAACTGCTTTTGGATATGCACCATAAGCTGACGGACTTCCAACTAAATCCAAAGTAACAAACTCGAAATTTGTAACTTCATCAATTTGTCCAGTCTTACGTGTATCTCCGCCACCTCTGGAACTCGCTCCAATTTCAGCACCGCCCTCTACCAAACCTTTTACAATGTTTCCGCACGGAGTGTTCAGAATCTTCATTGTTCCAATTACATCATTTCCTTCCATTTCCAATGATTCAAGTAGATGGGAAACACGGTCCAAATTAATTGTAAGGGACGAAGGATGCTCTAATTCGCCCATGCAAGGTGTTCCTTTTTCACAAAACTTACGAACCGTTTCTTGCATCAACGCTTTGGGATAAACTCTACCATTACGATTGGTGGCTTCGGCTTGCATCACAACACCACGCAAACGAAGGAATCCATCTTTAGTGGATTCAACAATCGGTTCCTTAATAATTGTTGTGGATTCAAGTAACATCATAATTATTTCTTGCCCATCTTGTAGTATTCTGCTTTAGACATACATTTCTTATCTTTTTTCTTCATATCCATTTCATAATCATTGTAATTGTCATAATCAGATATATCCATTTCTTTCAATGATTCCTTCTTCATATCCTTATCATTTTCGTCATCAGAAGAGGCAGGCATCATATAATCCTTATCTATTCCGCTCATTTCTCCATCATCTTCAGCATCATCTTCAGAATCATCATCGGAATCATCATCGGAATCTTTATCTTCCTTATCTGTTTGATGAAGTTTCTTGTAATCATTTAACGCTTCAAGAGCAGATTCAAAATCACCTTTGATAATATTATCTACAATAGCAGTTGCAGATGCTTCTTTGTTGTCATACTTGGTTTTCATTTTTTCATCATCCATTTCTAGACGATCTTCCTTTTCCTCATCTGCTTCATTGATGGATTCATTCAGATGATAAGTACGGTGATATGCCGGAAGATCGGAAACAACTGTTCCATTACTTAGAATATCTGTAACAACAATTCCTTGTCGTTTTGCTGCTTCCTGAATCTTCTTGATTTGTTCAATGATCTGCATTTTTAACTCCTATTACTTGTATTTATAAAATTTTATTTCTGTTTTATTTTTTCAAACGACTACCAAATTCAGGAGTTGTCTTAAATCCTGCTTTATCTAATTCTTTTGCAGTTTCTTTATCAACCATATACCACAAATCTCCAACTTTTATAAATGGAATATGTCGTGGAAAACCAGATTTAAATATATCTTCTCTATTGCCTACGTATCGTACTTTATCTTTTTCATTAAAATTTCCAGTTCCGGATGATTCATTCATTTTTTCTTCTGGAGCATGTTTGACAAGATATTCTTTGAGCCATTTAATTGCTTCATTAAATTTCTTTGCTCTTGAGCCTGTACGAGTAGGATCAGACCTTCTAATTTCAAAATCTCTTGATGTTGCATTTCTCAAAATATTAATATATTTATCACCTTCGGAACCTACTTCACGATCTAATTTATGAAGTAATTTTGCATAAAAAGGATCTAATTTATCCGCGTATCCTGATTCGTAAGCATTTTGAAAGCCATTATTATTTGCCTCATATTCAAAACGACCTACAGCTCTAACAGCCTCACCGAAACTTGTATCAGCGTTTCCTTGTTTAGGAACATATTTATCCCAAAGTTTATCAAAATCAGAATCAACCGATTCATTCATTCTTTTATTAAATTGTATAGACTTAGGAGTTCTCGAAAGAATCACCGTCCTCAAAATTTCTTTTGATGCATCGGTATTTTCTAAAATGAAGCTATCTATTAATTTTTGTAAACTCATTGTTCAGAACCTCCAGCCGTATTATTTGTATTTATAGAATTATCTTCATGGTCAACAGTAGGTTCATTTTCTTCAGCATCAGAATCTTTTTGCTCTTCTCCGTGATCCAATTCATCTGAATCTTCTTCAGGTTCATTTTCCTTTTGAATTTTTAATAAATCCTTATTTCGTTGAATTTCTTCCGGAGTTAAACCGAGATATTTCTCTTGTAAAAATTCCATAGCTAATTCTTCATTTCCGGCTAGTTGAGAATAATTGGAAATATTTGAAAGCTTCAGTTCATTTTCCTGGTATTCTTTATATGAAGAAGGAGGAAACATCTCCAAAGTAAAACGCAATTTTGTTTCAACTCCATTTCGTTTTAAATATTTACGAAAATATCGTTCAAATTGTTCTACAAAAGAACGTTGTAAAGTTTCAACATAATTAGCAAAACGAATTTCATTAATATAAGCAATGCCAACTCGACCATCATTATATTGAGCATTTTCAGTTGCACTTACATAAGAAGGGGGAATTTTTAAACCAAGTATAATTTGATCACGAAAATATAAAACATCTGTATGATCAGGAATAGACAACCCCGGCATTGTTTCAACTTGGGTTTCAGCTCCTCCGGGACGACGAGGAATATATAAATCTTCCTGCATTGATAACGGATTGTATTCATTATTTACATCGCCGGTCTGAGGATCGAAGAAATTCTTTCGTATAAATTTAGTTCGAATATCATTCAAATATTTTTCTGCTTTTTGCGGAGGTAGTTCACCCACATCAACATAAAAAATACGTCTATCTGGTGACCGGGTGATACGATAAATCAACATAGAATCTTCAAGCAACCTTAATTGTTTGAACATCAATGATACTGAATCCAAAATGCTCATTCCATAGGGAAAATAAGTTGAATTCTCAGGATCTAATGTAAAATGATAAACATCATCAGGACGATATTCATCCGCTTTTAAAAAACGACTAAAATTATGAATTGGTGCTGTTTTATCATCAGGAGGAGTTACAATATATTTTGTAATTGAATATGTTTCAGCATCAATAACCAATTTAACGTTTTCATTTGGAACTATTGCATAACGAAGAATTTTCTTTTTGTCTTCAGAATAAATTGGAACTAAAACTAAATCACCATTTTTAATATAATTACGAAATTGAAGATATAAATGATTTCCCGTTACTGCATAAACAAAATGTTCAAGATGCTTATGTAACATTTCTGTTTCACGTGTTAGTGCTTTTTGTTTTTCTTCATCTTCCTCAACTTCATTAGAATCTGTAAATGTTCTAACAAATATTGTTTTTCCATTTTCGTCCGACTGTGTGCCTTCAGCCGCTATTATATCAAGAGAACTATTAATCAATGGATGTTTATCCATCAATGCATAATCACTATATCTGTTTGGAGTTAAAGTTGTGTTGCGGAGATAAGATATATTTGCGTTGACATAATCCACACCGAAATCGATAATTTGTTCTGCACCTTGCAGACTAAGGGTTTCTGACGCTACCCTTCCATCCAAGTTTGGTGCACCTGGTCTATTAAATCTGAATACATCGATCCAACTTTCTAATAAACTCATAATTTAACTATCTCCATATTTATATTTATATAACTTTGAATTTATCGGAGTATCACCTATACATAACCTATCAACTCATAATGTGGGCATGCTATAGGTGGCTTATTTCTTTGTGTTTCCGTTCTATCGAGACTATTACTTTTTAACAGGATTTATTGTTCCTTTTCCAACTTTCCTATGTATCTTTTCTAAGAAATTAGCAGAAGTTTCACTTATTGTAATTAATTTTTCCATGAGAGGATCATTATTACGATAATCTCGTGCCGTTGTTGTCATAGTAGCCAAATCATGTTTTTTATATTCGTCATCAATTATAGATCGATATATTCTCGGAGGACCAACTGGTCCGACATCTTTCATCAACTGTTTTAATGCATTAAATTCTCCATGATTACCAGCTAGAGTATTATAATAACGACTATTGTTAATCAATCTTTTTTCTAATAATGCTTTTCTTTTATCTGATAAAGATGATTTTTCAATATCATTTTTCAATATAGATTGATATTGTCCTGCAAGTTTATTTTCATAATTTACAAATTTATCATATTTTTTTCCAAACCAATGATAAGATTCTTTTATTGTTTCGCCTATATCTTTCTTACTCATCATCGCGTTAATATGGGCAACATTTGTCGCAATGGAAGACAATAAAAAATCTCCCCCGTGTTCAATTAAAGCGGCGGTTGCTGTATTACTGACCATATTCAAAGTCTTCATTGTTTGTAACAGAGGATTTCTTAAACGAGTTTGTAGTGCTTTTTCATCAGCCGCATTAGTTATTTCCTTTTGAGTGTAAATATGGTATCCTTTTTTCTGCAATTCACGAATTTGTGCGATTGACATTCCCGTTATATGTTCAAATTGTGCTACTTCTGCAGTATTCGGATTATCTTTTCTTGCTATTTTAGCAATGATACCTTCGTTAACAGTCTTACGTAAGACTTCCGCCATAAATTTTGGATCGGCTCTAAGATAAGGATTGCGTTTTATTAATTTAGCATACGTATTATCCCCTGTCAGCATCGTTAACATAACACCATTATTATTATGAATTGCTTCATCAAATGCTTTTTGTATACCACCTGTTATATTTCCTGCAAGATTACTTGAAAAATCTTTAGCGAGACTAGCTTTAATAATCGTTAGTTGATCTGTATATGATTTTAATGCTTCAGGGCCAAGCACTCCACTAAATCCCTTTGAAAAGTCCGCAGATTCTTTTGCCATTCCAAGAATGCGACTAGCACCTAATTGTGATGCATTTCCCAAACCAACTAACCATTCAGTTGTGGTTTTCAATGCACTTGTCATACCAATATTTGATTTATATAACCCATCAGCAAAATCAAAAACAGAACCTGCTAATTGTCCTTCAGACATATTAAATAATCCTGAAAATTGATACAATGTTTCACTTGCTTTTTTATAAGAACTGGCATTATCAGTTAAAAGTTTAGCACCTCCATGTTCAAAATATTCAGTCATTACCTGAAAATTTGAACCTAATTCCATAGCATTATTGCTTAAATCTTCACGTAGTGTCTTTGAAGCTATTCCAGTTGAAGCCGTCATTTTATTGAATTCAAGCGTTGCTGTTAAAGAATTTCGTCCTAAGGATCCAAGTGCTGCAGCAAGAGCACCTCCTGCTAATCTTAAACCGCTTAATCCGCTCGCTATTTGTCCAATGATAGGAATATTTCGAAGAATTGGAATATGTTTAACTACTCCTCCTACAGTTTTCCCTATGAATCCTGTCTTCTTACTTTTTGAAATAGCTCTTGTATTCTCTTTTAATATATTTCGATGTAAGCGTTCTTCATCCTTTAAATCGCGTAATGCATCCTCTAAACTTCCTCCTTCTGTTATATATTTTTTCATTAATTCCTGGATTTTTTTAGGAAATTCCGTAGATGTATCTTGGATTTTCTTCAAATCTGTAATGAATTCATCGGGTAATAAGTTTTTATGAGAATTTGATAATTCTTTAAATTCTTTAAATGCCTTATCGCTTGCTTCCATTTTCTTGGCATTTTCATTTGATGTACCTGGTTTCACATTATACCCAACGTTAGCTAAATCGTGTCCCAAACGAGATAAGTCAGTTCTAAACTTTTCAATATCTTTAATTTGTCCCTTTGTTCTCTGTAATTGAAAAATAGTAGTAAAATATGCTTTTGATGCATCCCCCATATTTTTTGTTAATTGTTCTATTTGATTATCAAGTAATTTATTTTTTACTTTTTCAGATTTATATTGGGTAGTTTGTGCTAATAATTCTTTTATAGATTCTTCTAATGCTTTTTCATATTTTGTTGTTGAGTTTCCAAGTACATGAAAACCAGACGATAACTTAGCGATTTTAGAAACCGCTTTTGTTAATTCATTTGATAATTTTTCTAAATCTTGAGTTCGTTTACGAGATGCTTTTTGTTCAAGTTTTGCTGTTCTATCATTTGCCATATTTGTATTTATATAAGTTTTAAAATAAACCATGGTAGTTTACATAAAAATGTTTTTTTTCACCAATAGTAAATCCAAGGTTTAATATCGAGCGGATAAGTAAGATCATCCATATCCGCTCCTTTATATATTTTAGACTTTAACATACGCCATTCTGACCGACGTTTTTTATGTTTCATCATTGTTCGCCAAGATTTTGGTTCAGTCCACAACCAATAATAATCACCAGGTTTTCGCTTATGACGGGCATATTTTCCATGACGATAAGATTTAGACATTAGAAATTTTTGTTACGAACAATATGATCGGCAGCGTGGGAAGCACACCAGCTATCTGGTTTTACAACACTACGGAAACCGTAAGACACAACCATTCCAGCTAATGCTTTCACATAATCAGAGGAAGCGTATCGAATATCCGGATTCGCATCAACATGAACTACAATGTTATTTTCATAATATTTTAAAATTTTGGATAATTCTGCTGCAGTAGAAATTGAAAACATCGTTTCATTATATAATTTTTCCCAAAGATTAGAAGTCACATGTTTTCTTTCTTCTGTGTAAAACACTCTTCCTCCTTTACCAATTGAAAGAGCACATACACAAGTCACATAATCAATTGTACTTTTCCCTGATTGTTGTCCATCAGTTCCAATATGAATTACAAAAGTTCCATTTGGACGATACAGACGATCTAATTCATCTGAAAGAGATTGAATTTTTTTTCGTTTAATTGTTTTCCATTTTCGTTTTGTTAGCATTTCCTCAAACATATTATCTCCTGTTCGGTTAAAGAGTCAGTGAAATTATGAATTGGTGCCCATGGAGGAATTCGAATCCCCAATCCGACGGGTAGAAGCCGTCTGCTCTGTCCAGTTGAGCCACATGGGCGTTTGGTGCTCTTGAAGGAATTCGAATCCTTAAAACATGGTTTAGGAAACCGTGCTGCATCCTATTGCCAAAAGCGAAATGGAGACACTTGTGGAATTCGAATCCACTTGTATTGGTTTTGCAGACCAACGCCTAACCGATTCAGCCAAAGTGTCATTTGGTTGCAGTGTCCGAAATCGAATCGAAATTCTTTGCGTATGAGGCAAAGTAGGTCCATACCCACTGCAGTAAATGGTGGACAGCCTCGGGCTCGAACCGAGATCATCACGGTTATGAGCCGTGCGTAATGACCATTATACGAACTGTCCTCTTTTTATAAAATTGGAGCCGAAATCCATGATCGAAATGGAATCTGTTGAGTACGAAACAACGATTTTGCCACTTAAACTATTTCGGCACAAGTGGAGCCCGTGACACGATTCGAACGTGCATCTTCCTATCCGTTAGCTGAATATCGGTTCGTAGCCGACTGGCATACACGGGCAAATTATTTGGCTCACTCGGTTCGGCTCGAACGAACATTGACGGATTCAGAGTCCATAGTCCTACCAATTAAACGACGAGTGAATAATATGGTGCATCCTAGTGGAGTCGAACCACTTTCTTCCGGGCTTCAACCGGACGCTATAACCGTATCAGCAAAAGATGCGTTAAGTTGGAAGAGGATAAAGGAATCGAACCCTCAGCAAGATTTGAGCTCGCTGGCACGGATTTCAAGTCCGCTTGCGTGCCATTACGCGCTATCCTCCATAAATTGGTGCGGGTGAAGGGAATCGAACCCTTGATGTGATCTTATCTGTGTCAGATTTTAAGTCTGATGCGTTTCAGCCAGCTTCGCCACACCCGCATGTTTGGTACCCTCGAGAGAAGTCGAATCTCCAACCTCAGGATTTTGAATCCTGCGCCTCTACCAATTGGGCTACAAGGGCAAATGGTGGTTCCTCAGGAAATCGAATCCTGTTCTCAAGGTTAAGAGCCAAGAGCATCACCCTTTATGCTTAGGAACCTTATCTGGCGGGTCAGGAGAATTCCGAGATCTCATCTGCGGTTTTGGAGACCGCCATTTTGCCACTTAAACTACTGACCCATAAAATGGTACCTGATGAAGGAATCGAACCTTCTCATCTCGGCTTGTAGGGTCGCATCCATCCCATTCGGACTCAATCAGGTATTCTGGTAGTCGAGGAAGGTTACGATCCTTCGTTTGACGATTATCAGTCGCCTGTTCTACCAATTGAACTACTCGACCAAAAATGGTGCCGGAAGGAGACCTCGAATCTCCAGCCTATCGCTTACAAGGCGATTGCTCTACCAGCTTGAGCTATTCCGGCAATATGAATTGGATCACGGGGAGGGTATCGAACCCATAAAATCATTAACAGATTCAAAGTCTGCTGTCCTACCATTAGACGACCCGTGAATATATGGCTATGCGTTCATATGTTT